GAAGTACAAGATATAAAATGGGGAAGAACATGATGAATCAACTAATAATTTTTTTTCATAGCTTTGATAAATATAAGAATAATACTTATCAAGAATTATATCATCATCTGATGCCATCAATAAATTTAAATCAATACAAAATATTTGAGGACTCAAAAGGTATTTATGGTTTTGTTAACTGGGCAAGATTAAACAATACAGATGAAGAATATTATACTAAAACAGGTTCTTTAAATAAAAACCAATGGAACTCAGGTAAAAAACTTTGGCTTTATGATATTGTTATTTTAAGAAAAGCAAAAGAAGTAATGAGATGGGTCTATAATTATTTCAAAGGTTATTTGAGAACAAATGAATCTATTAATTGGTTAAGACTTGATAAACAAAATAATATTTACAGAATAGGCAAAAAATACAAAAGAGAGTTTCATAATTAGATGGGTGGTGCAGTAAAAAAAGTAGTAGAGTTTCCAGTAAAGGTTGTTAGCAAAGCCTTATCATGGCTAGCACCGCAACCACAAATACCTGAGTTTGGAGAAACAGATTTTGACCAATTTGAAAAAGGCATACTTGTAAACAAACAATCAAATGACGCAAATATTCCTATTGTCTATGGAGAGAGACTTATTGGTGGTGTTAGAGTTTTTTTACAAACATCAGGAACAGATAATGAATTTTTATACATGGCTTTAATTTTATCTGAGGGTGAGATAAATGCAATATCTGAAATAAGAGTAGATGACAAAGTAGTAACATTTGATGGTGCTTTATCAGATAACACGCAAAGAGACGTAGCAAGTTCAGATTCTAATTTTTATAAAGATGCTGTTTCATACATAAGAATAGAACCTCATTTTGGTAGTGATAGTCAAAGTGCATCGAGTTTATTATCGACACTATCAAGTTGGGGAAGCAACCATAAATTATCAGGCATTGCATATCTAGCTTTGAGGTTCAAATGGAATCAAGATGTTTTTGGAAGTGTTCCAAAAGTACAAGCAAAAATACAAGGAAAAAAAGTTGTAACATTAGCTTCTGACTTATCTGAATCATCTCCAACTTTTTCTTCAAATCCAGCTTTTTGTTTATTAGACTATTTGAGAAATTCAAGATATGGAAAAGGTTTAGCAACAACAGATATTGATTTACAAAGTTTTAGAGACGCATCACAAGTTTGCATCACACAAGTTACACCTTTTGGTGGAGGCAGTGATATAAACCTTTTTGATTGCAATGCAATAATTGATACCTCAAAAACTATTATTGATAATACAAGAATCTTTCTAAGAGGGTGCAGAGGTTTTCTACCCTATACTGGAGGTAAATATAAATTAGTTATTGAGACAACAGGTTCAGCTTCAATTACTTTGAATGAAGATGATATTTTTGGTGGATATAGTTTAGCAAGTGAAGAAAAAAACAACAAATATAATAGAGTAATTGTTTCATTTGTAAACCCTGATAGAAACTTTCAAGTTGATGAAGTTCAGTTTCCACCAATAGATGACTCAGGTTTAGCAAGTGCAGACCAACACGCAACAATGAAAACTGCTGATGGTGGTTTTCTATTAGAGGGTAGGTTTGACTTTCAAACAATTACAAGTCCGTATCAAGCGGAGGAGATGGCAGAAATTATTTTAAGACGTAGCAGAGAAGCTAAAAAACTTAATATTAATGCTGGCGGTGATGCTTACGATTTAGCTATTGGAGATATTGTAAATATAACTCATGCTTCTCTTGGATTTAGTGCAAAAGCATTTAGAGTAAACAGCATATCTTTTAACGAAGATTTTACAGTTGGTTTGAATCTTATTGAACATCAAAATTCACATTATACTTTTGCATCAAAAAATCAGGTTTCAAGCACACCATCAACAACATTACCAAATCCTTTTGTTATTCAACCACCATCTGCAATAACACTGAGTGATGAGATGATTGAATATGCTGACGGAGTTGTAATTACTAGGCTTAATATTCTTATTACAGCATCACCTGATTCTTTTGTTCAATACTATCAAGTTGAAGCAAAGAAAACATCTGAGTCTAATTTCAAAATTATATCAAGCGGAACTGAACTTAGACATGAATTTTTGAACGTAATAGATGATGAAAATTATACAGTGAGGGCTAAAGCTATTAATGCACTTGGAGTTTCGTCTAGTTTTATATCTGCAACACATACAGTAGTTGGTGCAACTGAAACACCACAAGACGTAACAGATTTATCAGTATCATTAGTAGGTTCAAATCAAATGGAGTTATCTTGGACTCCTGTAACTGATTTAGATATTTCTTGGTATGAGATAAGATACCAAAATGTAACAAGTGGTGCGACATGGAATGAAAGTACACCTCTTGCAAAAGTTGTAAGAAGAAAATCAAACTCTTTAGTTGTCAATGCACAAGTTGGCAGTTATTGTATCAAAGCAGTTGATAAATTAGGAAACAGCAGTGCCAACGCATCTATTGTATCTACTAATATTTCAGGTCTGCAACAATTTGTTAATGTTTTTACTGTGAGTGAATAATGGCAGATTTTTTAGGAACAAGAGATACAAGCACAGCATTATCAACAGACAACGCTGGTCGTTTAGTTCTTATTTTAGATACAATTACGCAAACAGATAGTTTAGTGAGCAATATTGATTCGGCAGAGGGTTTTTTTGATTTAGGCGGAACAGACTCAACATCAAATCCTACTAATTTTGGTGGGAATATAAAAGCATCTGGTGAATATCAATTTTCAAACAGTTTATCTTTAGATGCAATTTATGATTTAAATATTGGTGCAATAATTGGTATGTCTGCTGAAGATGAGTATGATTTATTTGATTCAGGTAGAGGTGCAACAAATTTTGAAGATGCAAAAGCACCTTTTGATGGTTCTCCTGAAATACAATGCGGTGCAGAAGTTCTAGTAGGTTCAGATAATACTAGCCTAGATAATATTACAACCTTTAGTAAAATAGCACAGCAGAAAACTATCAAAGGAAGATTTTTTAAATTCAAATGTAAATTAACAAGTGAAGATAATAAAGTTAGAGCCAAAGTTCATACCTTACAATTTACTGCAAATTTTGAACGAAGAACAGAATCAGGAGAAGATGTTGTAGCTTCAGCATCAGGCTCGACAATCACATATACAAATTCATTTTATGCTACCCCAAGTATAGGAATATCAGCACAAGGTTTAGCCACAGGAGACTATTATCAGATTACAAGTAAGTCAAAAGATGGTTTTACAATTAGGTTTTTTAATAGTAGTAATACAGGTATATCAAAAACATTCGATTATCAGGTCGTAGGTTTTGGGTTGAAATCAACAAGCTAAAGGAGTAAAAGAAGTTATGAGCCAAGTATCAGATGTAGATTTAGCGAATCAAGGATTTGCTAGTTTTAGAACAGAATTAAACAATATTTTAGGTGCATTAAATACAATGCACATTGGAAGTTCCGCACCAGCTTCAGTAGCAACTGGAACGATGTGGGTTGATAATGCAACAACAAACGTATTAAAAGTAAAAATAAATGATGGCTCAGATAACGTTGAGTTATTTCAAATTAATACATCAACAAATGCAGTGACTAGCACAATGTCAGTAACAGGAACAATATCTGAAACTGACCCAAATGCTCTGCCACTTGCAATAGCTTTAGGATAGTAATATGGCAAATACATTTAAAGTAAAAACTAATGGTGCAATGCCCGCAAGTGCTGGAACACCTCTAACTTTGTACACAGGCAAAACCTCTACAACAACAGTAGTTATTGGTTTGTTACTTTGTAATATTCACACAGCTTCAGTTACAGCTAGTGTTAAAATAGAATCAGATACATCAGACACAGAAACTAACGAGACAGTTTTTGTTGTAAAAGATGTAACGATTCCAGCTGGAACTTCATTAGAAGTTTTATCAGGTGGTAAAGTAGTATTACAAGCGACAGACGTTTTAAAAATTGATTGTTCTGTATCAGCGAAGATAGATGCAACATTAAGTATTTTAGAAATAACATAGGAGTTTTAAGTGCCTTATATCGGACAACAACCAGCACCAAAAGTTGTTACATCAAGCGACTTAGCTGATGATGTAGTTACAGCAGATAAAATAGGTGATACAGCAATATCAGGATTTTCTGCTTTAGGTGCAACACCAGCAGACACAGATGAGTTATTAGTTTCAGATGCTGGAACTTTAAAGAGAGTA